AATTTGAACATTAACTACGTTACCTCTGTTAATTTCAATGCCGGCATTAACAGTGGGTGTTCCTGTTACATTTGAATTAAGTACAACTATATTGTCTTCAACTAAAAGAGTTTCTGTATTTAAAATTACAGTATTTCCACTGACAGTAAAGTCACCACTTACAACAAAGTCTCCACCTACTTCTAGGCTATCTTCTGTTGCTATTAACGTGTTGCTCTCTTGCAATAAATTAAGAGACGTATGAACTAATTGATCAGATCTCGTTTTGTAATATAAGATACCATTTACAGGATCTATTGCTATTTGACCCTGATTTATTGATGGCGTTGACATATAAACCTTTCTTTATTTATTTAGAAAGTTCCACCGTCAATTGTGACTCCGTCAAATGTTGATAGATTTGTTATAGAACCACCAGTGATACTTACATTGCTTGCATTTTGAACTGCTATTGTTCCAAGACCTAATGTAACTCTTGCGTTTGCGGCGTCTACATCGTCTATTAGGCTTCTTCCAAATGATGTTAGAGTGGCTAGTGCAGCTGTATTTGCGCCAGTAAAATATGGAAGCTTATCTGCTGCCGAAGTTAGACCGGCTATTGCAGCCAATTCTGGATCGTAACCTTGAACATCTACGCCTATTTCAAGACCTAGATTTATTCTTGCGTTTGAAGCTGTAGTTGCACCAGTTCCACCATGGCTTATGGAAATAGTAGATCCATTCCATGTTCCTGTTGTTATTGTTCCTACTGATGTAAGGCTGGAATTAATAATTCCAGACCCTAAAGTAGTATTTGATAGAGCAACTACGCCATTTATCATGTAGGCTTTTCCAGAAGCTAGATCCATGTACTCTGAAGATGTCCATGCATCTGTTGCATCTACCCAGTTAAAGGTCTTATCTGTCGAACCTTTTACTGTTATGCCTGCTCCATCAGCTGACGTATCGCTTGGGGATTCCGTACTTGCTAATTCGATATTTTTATCATCAACTGTTATTGTTGTAGAGTTGATTGCTGTTAGTGTTCCATTTACTGTTAAGTTGCCACCAACTGTTAAATTGTTAGCGACTGTAACATTGCTATCTAAGCCAACTGTTACTGAACCATTTGCTGCTGAAACAACAATTTCCCCAGAAGTTCCAGCTAGTGATGTTACACCAAGATTCGTTATTGACACCTTTGCATTTGCATCATCGTAATTTACTGAAACTCCAGAATGTGTTGCGCTTGTTAGAAGCACTGCAGCTGCGTCTTGCACTACTTCTTCAAATGAAATAATCTGAGAAGAAGATATTGCTATTGAAGTATTTGAAGCCGCTGTTATTCTACCTTGAGCATCAACCGTAAAGCTAGGAACTGAACTAGCAGACCCATAATTTCCAGCTACTACAGATGTATTATCAAGATTAATGGTTACGGTGTCGCCAGAAACTAAGGAACTTAAACCAACTCCACCAGAAATTGTTAATGTATCAGACCCAGATGTTATAGTTCCATTTGATCCAGAATCAGCTGCTATATCAAAAGAAGTTGCAACAGCATTTATTGTTGAATTAACATTTGCTATTAATTGGTCAACATAAAGCTTTGTTGTTGCATGTGTATTAGCCGAAGGTGCTGGAACTACAATTGTTCCAGAAAATGTTTTATTCCCAGTAACTGTTTGATCAGTTCCCTTGGTTAAATAAGCTCCTGAACCAGCGATTGCCTCTACGGTTGTTGCCGTTCCTCCAGCTCCACCAGTACCTTTACCGTAATAAAGTGTATCGTCTGCTTCGTTATAAGCTAGCTCGGCGTTTTCTAAGGAAGACGGCGCTCCAGTTGCACCAGCCGCAGACCTTCTTTTTATTCTAAGTGTGTTGGCCATTTTTAGAAGTTCCCTCCGTCTACCAAATTTTCTTCGTCATAGTTAACCCAAGTTGTGCCGTTATAGCGCAAAACTTGACCATTAGCTGCAGAGTTTATAGTAACATCAGTTAAACCATTTAATACTGATTGATTTAAAATATTAGTCTCTGCAGATATTATTCTATCTTTAATTGTTAAATGTGATCCAGCTGGATTAATTCCCAAAACGGTTTGAATTGCCTCTACAGCGTCATTTAGATCAGAGTGTTGCTGATGGTGAGGAACCGTAGGTGAATCCAACCTATCCGAAGTTGTTGGATTTATAAAATTATCTAATGCTGCTGGATATTGTACTGCCACTACTAATCCTTATAATGAAAGAATTTTTCCTGTGCTGTCGTTCCAAAATATAGTAACGGAACTAACGGTATTTAAACCTGCATAAGGTAGTCCATCTGAAGTATCTATATAAAATATCAATCTTGCATCGGAGTCAGATGGCTTATATTGATAAAGGGCGATAGCTTCAAAAGCTGCTCCATCATAACCGGTTATTGTTACGTTGTCGGCGTCTAGTATGCCGGAACCACTAGTTACACTTGAAACAGGTTCAGACCTTCTAACTATTGCGTTTGCTGGTATAGAACTTACAAATTCGTCTGTATTTTGATTTGGGGTGTATTCGGATGTTTTAAGTAATAGCACTTTTAACTGGTCATTTATTACATCAATGTCACCATTTAAAAATGCTTCTTTTGCTTTTTTATAAACAAAATTAGCCATTAAATTCCTACATCTTTAGATATTTTAATTCTATATTTATAACCTTGCTCGAAATAATCTTTTCCTGATGTAAAATACGAAGGAGTTGCGTCGTTTAAAGATGGAAAGTCAACGTACACTTCTGGTTTCCAAGAATGCATTTTTACTTCTGCCGTAACTGTTTCCCAACGAGAAGGAGCTTTTTGTATTTTTTTTCTTTGACAGGCAAAATATTTATTTGATAAAAAGTTTGAAGCTGGTCTTTCGTTAAAGACTATTGTTACTCTGCCATCATTATAGTCGTTAGCGAGGTAAAATTCTCCGTCAGAAGGAATTGTTTCTTCGATATAAAAGTTTGGATTTTTTGCTATTATTGAATAACTTATATCGATGTCTGGCTTAATTGACTTATCTTCAATAAGAACCGGAATAAGGCCAGGATCATCTACTTCAATTGCATTTGGAGTAGCGCCGCAATTAGCCCAGGTAAACTCAATTTCTTCTGTATCAACTATGTTTCCAGAAGCGTCTACTAAATTCTCAACAACGATACAATAATCTGCATCTTCTTGTAGCTCTGTTGTTCTCCAGTAAAGAGTTAGTATTCTTGAAATTTGATTATAATCTTTTATTGAGTTAATTGTATTAAAAGGTGCCGATAATTCAACCGGAGTAGAAGTTGCTGTTACTACGCTAAAGTTTTCATTCTTTAGCGATGATATTTTTACGGTTCTACCAAATTTAATAGAAACTGAATAGCATCCAACTGTAGCTTGATCGATAAGATATAACGCCACTTAAAATCTCCAAACCATTAACTAAAAGTAATAGTAATCAATTGTCCACAAATACCAAAACGGAGGGCGGAGATTTCTCTCGCGCCCTCCGTCTAGGGTTGTAACTATAACTACCCTAAGGTTAGATTGAAACCGAGTTGGTAACCTCAACCTCGTAGTTACGGGTTAGTCTGACGTTCTTGGCAACTGTTATGCCTTCACCGTCACCGAGCATTACGATGTCGTAACGTTCCTTCATCTTCATTGAACGGATATCACGGCTTGGATCATCGAACTGATCTGTGCTCATGTCTTCCTTGACGAGGAGTGTTCCGACTTCGTTGCGGTCAATGAGGAAGAGGTCCGACTTGGCAGCAGTTGCACCGCTCTTAGCTGTGAAGCTAACGAATGGTGAGACGATAACGTTGAGGCCCATTGGGGCTGTAGCGTTAAGAGCGCCTTCTGCTGATTGTGGACGGTAACCCCAGCTTGTGTTGACTGCAGCTGCGGAGCCCGAGTGGAAGATACTATCCTTAAGGAAGATCGACCACATTAGTGGGTGGAGAATGAAATCTGTTGGAACATGGTTCTCAGCCATAAGAACGGCTGCCATGTCTACGATATCATCCCATGTGACTGTGTTGTTTAGAGCACCGTCAATACCACGGCCAGTTGTCTGGCTATAGGTTGGCGTATTGTCGTTGTCAAAGACGATTGTTGCAGCGTCCTTGAAACGGCTAAGGGCAATTTGTTCCTTCAAGCGGGCCATTGCACGGCCAGCAGCGCGAACATGGAGGCCTACGATATCCCAAAGTGAGTCAGCAATAACTTCCTCTGTGAAAGCTAGCTTGACACCCTTCTTGGAGACCTTTCCTTCCACCTGCTTGGCAAATGCGAGG